AAAAGAAACTTATTTTCGAACCCCGGCCTTGCGCATGCCAGCACACAAACCAACAAAACCACAAATCCTCACAAAGAAGCCAGGACCTCGCCTACCACGTACAGGTTGTAGCACCTCGCGTTGTTGTCCAATGGAAGGTTCACAAACTGTCCGTCCTCCCCACGCACTCGAAGAGGCATAAGGCGGCAACGCATACTGAACTTGGGGGCGCCTCCGATCAAAGGGATCGGCTTTATCTGCCTCTGGTTGCCGTAGGTCCAGTCCGCGTCTAGTGACAGCGGCTCCACGAAGCCGGAACGGTGGCGCGGGCCCATCACTATATTGCGAGCTGTTGGAAAGTCGCTCATTTCCTTCCAGCTCGAGGGATACGCCTCGACGCTGGGAATCCATGCCACTCGGCCACTCAAAAGGGTAATCGAAGCGTCCTGGGTTGGGATCAACTCCACTGATAAGCTCTTCCAGTGAACGACTGGCAGGAACCGAATGAAGTCCTTCAGACGCTTCTCTGACAATGGGTCGCCCTGTATGTTGATGATTGGGTCGGCCACTGCCGCTGTGGGAGCCAGATAATTCACGGACGCCAAATGCAGATTGAAGCGTCGCTGCAGAGGGTTGAAGGTCTGACCCAGCAACTGCGAGGATACTGAGTGTGTGTTTTGTTGGCTCGCTGACACCTGGGGAGCAGATGAGGCCACGATCGATGATACTTGGTTTTGCTGCTGGTCCGTCATTTCGTGATAAATCTCCTAATTCAACTGAAACATCAAACATAAATAAGCAATCAAACTAACCTTTCAAACTTAACCTTAAACCCCTTAGAAACAAACCTATGAAAGAAATTGTCAAATTTGCTAAAGATCCAAATAACGCTCCGACACTTGCTCAAATGTCTCACAGCCCAAAACCTTCAAAACTGACACCTGAAACCTGAAAACTCTACCGTAAGCACGCCGCTGTCCCTTCGAGAACTCCAAAGCGTCCACATCCATCTGTCGCAACTGGGCGCCTGTTCCTAGCAACAGTAGAGCCAAATTGACCGGGTCGACCTCCGCACCGAATATTGACTGTGCCCAATGATATGTTTGGTGGTAATACTCAACCAACCAACCCAAACACTCCAGCTCGGTCCATGAGCACAACTCTATAAGCTTGTCTCCAAGCCTGTAGGCGCTGTAGGCCTCGCCGGCATATGACAAGTCCACGAGGTGCTGGGTGCCTTGATCCATGTGATACATCGTCTTGAGGGCCAGGAGTCTGGGGTTGCGATACGCTCCATGCGAAGTGATGTAATACCCGCAGAAGCTAGGCCTGATCGTGTACTCAACCTTGGCCACAGTCAAGAAGTGCTTCCGAATGCGGAGCCAAAGGGGTGAAAGAACCAATCGCCTGTTGGCGCTCATATCGTCGCCACCTACTGCTAGTGGAACTCCTCGGGGCAAATTATACATGAGGATAGTTAAAGCCAGGTTGTAGTAGGTGTTGAAGTCATAGGTACCCGGCTCACCCGTGTCACGTCCTGTTTGCTTGAGTCCGATGACAGAAGAAATGATGTGAGTTTTCCAGAACAAGTAGAGCTCGGGTAGGGTGCGGCAATCACTCATGAACTGGTCGAATAAGGCTATATGTGCCCGATCCAGGCCGAACTGAGCCATCAGCTTCAACTCGATTCCCAAACTGTCGCCACGCTGGGTGGAGTCGAAGTTCTCTAGATCACTCTCGGTGCTCTCCCGATCAACCCAATGCTCTCGAGCCCACTCGTCGAAGTCGTCAGCCGTCTTTTCACAGTTGCAATACAGTTCAGCTGGGAACTTGTGCATGACTTTGCAACGGAGGTAGCGCACCATTGGACCGAAGAGTAAGATCACGGCATCGTGACAAGTGGCTAAGCTCTGGCCGGCCTTGGCAGGCTTACCCAAAGTTTCAAGCTTTGCCTTCAGCTGTGACTTGACGAAGTGATCGACGAAGTTGAACTTCCAAAATGGATCTCCGCGCTTTGTGTTGTTAAGCAAAGTCTGTTGAGTCTTCGTCGTTAACTTGCGGAACTCAGTTTCGTAAATGCACTGCTCAAACAACTCAAGGTCGAGACTCTCGGGAAGCCTTGAGAAATTCAGGTAGCCGGCCAAGTGATCAAACAGGATCTGAGCCTTCCAATCGGAATTGTGGAGGTCCGCCAAGTTGTCGTCAACCGTGCCAGAGGAAAGTCGCTTCTTGATGGTAACTGGGAAAAGCACTGGGTCGCTACCTCTCTGGTTTGGGAATAGCTGCTCTGTTGGCATTCCAGAGGGATTGTGTCTCTCAACGAAACAGCTAGTCATTCCGGCATCAGTCAAAACCTCGCGCTGCTCTCTGTAAGTCAGACCATCTAAAGCCTGGTCTAATATCCTGGCTGGGTCGGCTCTTGGCAGATGTGTGCGCTCAATCAGTCTGGGCTCGCGGACCTCCAACGGCTTGTAAGTGGGCTCCATCACGTAAGTTTCCTTATTGAGCAGGACCTCGAGTGTGGGTGGGGCGCGATCAGTCCAGCAGGGTTCGGTGGTGGCCTGGCCATTGGCACGTGTAACGCTGGATGCTGATGAGAGCGCCTGCCGCAGGTTGCGGATACGAGAAACCCTGGTGTACTTGGCTGCGCGCTTCGCTGAAGTGTCCGCGAATTTCTTTGGGTCCATATAAACCAAGTTGAAAGCGGCAAGCTGTCTATTGAAGAGAGCGCGGAAGTCTATCGGTCCTGTGAGGCCCATAACAGCCTTGACATCAGCTCGCGTGTTCAGTAAGCTGAGGTAACCAGGCCCATATGACTCAACCAGAATCAGGTGATGAGTCACTCGTCCCACCGCGCTGTAAAAGTCGCCGGCTGTTTGCTGCTGCAACATGGTTGATGTCACCATTATCTGAGCCGTGTGGTAAGTTGCACCTTGAGAACCACCCACATTTCGAGCGTTGTTGCCCTGGAAGTTCAGATTGCCTGTTTCACCGTTCGTGGCTGCGATAATCGGGTACCTGCTGTCCACCTGCGTGGTGCGAGAAACCCGGCCTTTGACTGGACTGGTTGTTGGTATACCGTACGCGTCAGCTATGACCTTCGGGGACCTATGTGTCCAGAAGCAATAATCGCCTCCCAACCGTGTGAAACAACGTTCTGCCTCATTAGTAAGCTCGTTCAGGCAGCTATCTGCGTTCGGGTTGTTGAATCGACTTTGCACCGTGTCACCAAGAAGAATGACGTGCGAGATGCTAGGCTTGAGAATGCAGAACAAGTCAACGTAGCCTGGGGGGAATAAGGAGAGCTCATCGATGATCAAGACTCTGGCAGTGCGGGTGAGAGCCTGCTCGAAAGTGTTCAAAGCATAACCACCTCGGTTCAGCTGCAGGTCGTCGGCCCAATCTTGTCGGATTAGCTGTCGTGGTGCTGACATCAACCACACGCCCTTGCACGCCTGCCACGCTCGGTTTGCCTTTAGGTACTCTTTAAGCGGGGCAGACTTACCACAACCGGCGCAACCAGTGATTCCGCGCATGCTTACCACTCTTGCAGTGGAGTGCTCATGCACTGCATCCATGGTCTGGGTGAAGTTTTGCTCGTAACGCTTACCTTCTAACTTTTTGATAGTTCCAAAGGTGTCGTTCTTGAACTCACGAACCAATTGCTTGCAGCTTTGCTTGTCCAGGGTAACATCTTGCCAATCTCCCAAGATAGGCTCGTCATGCTCGCTTAAAAAACCGTCGAGCTCGGTGAGGAACCTTGTGAGTAATGGGTTGGGGGCGACGCGTTCTTCCGCCAGACCTTTCAACTTGACCGGTGCAGCGCCGGTGAACTCCCAGTGAGGCAATCCATTCTCCTTGGTAAGAGTGAAAATGTATTGCTCCCCGGTC